CGCAACGTGCCCGTCGGCGCTCGCCTGCGACCGCGCCGGTCGACGCGGCACCGGCACCGGCACCGGCACCCGAGCCGCCGGACATGGACGACCTTGAGCTGATCGTCTCGACGCTGCGAACCGCGTTCAAGACGGTGGCGGAGAAGGATCCGACGAGGGTCGCGCCGATCGCGCGTGAGTTCCGGGCCGCGGTCGAAGCGACGCGCGGTCCGGCGGAGCCGCCGAAGGAGTTGACCCTTGCCGAGCAACTCGCCCAGGCCCGTGCTGCTCGGGCTGCAAGAGCCCAGAGTGAGGGCGCTGCCTCTTAGTCGTGTCGACTCGCTGATCGATGACATCCTCGACATCTCCGACCTGGCGAACATCCGGTGTGACCCGTGGCAGGAGGGCGCGCTCGAAGCGATCGCGTCTATCGACGCCGACGGCCAGTGGGCGGCGACCGAGTTCGGGGTGCTCGTCTCACGGCAGCAGGGCAAGGGCAATATCCTGCTGCCGTACGAACTGGCTCACCTGTTCCTCTGGCCGCGCGCGGACGGCGCGCCGAAGCTGATCGGACACACCGCCCACGAAGGCCCCACGGCGCGTGAGGCGTTCCGCCGCGCGCGGCGGACGATCCTCGCCTCGCCGATTCTCCGCGCGGAGCTCGTCGGCGGTGGCAAGCAGACGGCACAGGGCGTCACCGGCATCTCGACCGGGAACGGCAACTGGGCGATCGAGCTGAAGAACGGCAACCGCCTGGTCTTCTTCACCAGGACGGGCGCGGCCGGCGTGGGCATTTCCTTCGACGTGCTGATTGTGGACGAGGCGCAGCACTCGCCGCTGAGCATCCTTGAGGCGCTGCTGCCGGCGTCGGACGCGAGCCCGAACCTGCAGGTGCTGTTCACCGGCACGGTCCCGAAGGAGGACCAGGACGGCGAGTACTTCGAGGGCATCCGCGATCGCGGCCGCGCCGGTGGCCAGGAGCGCACCGGATGGATCGAGCACACTCCGGAAGGGTCGGATGATCCCGACACCGCCGCGAAGATCGACCTCGGCTCCCCGCAGACATGGCGGGAGGCGAACCCGGGGCTCGGGATCCGGCTGGCATGGAAGACCGTGCAGGACGCCTGGGACCGCATGGGCCAGACGAACCCGGAGGCGTTCGCTCGTCAGCGTTGCTCGATCTGGCCGAGCCGGCGCCCCGAGGTCGCGGCGAAGCTGTCCGAGCTCGACATCGAGGTGTGGAAGCGGCACGCCCGAGACGACGCCGCAGTCGCCGGCGACGGCGTGGTGCTGTCGCTCGCGCTGGGCCGAGGTGGCGGGTACGGCACGATTGGTGCCGCCGTGCGAGTCGACTCCGACTCGATCGCTGTCGAGCACCTGCACACCGAGAGCGGCACACGGTGGATCGCGCCGAAGCTGAAGGAGCTCAAGGCGCAGTACGGCAACGCGCTCGTCGTGCTCGACGCGAAGAACGCCGCCGCCGTGATCGGCGCCCTGGACGCCGCCGGCATCAAGTACCTCGCGATGAACCTCGACGAGATCGCCGCCGCGCACACCCTGTTCATCGAGCACGTCAACGCCGGCCTCGTGCCGCACCGTGATCAGGCCGAGGTGACGAAGTCGCTCGAGTTGGCGACGACGCGCAACATCGGGCGTGCCGGCATGACGTGGGAGCAGTCGGATCCGACGAAGCCGGTCAGCCAGGCGCAGGCGGTGACGTGGGCGCTGTGGGGCGTGCTCAAGTCCGAGGCGTCGCCGAAGAAGCGCACCCCTCCTCCGCCGGCCGCACAAGTCCTGACGCGCGACGACGTCACACACGACGAAGCGGATCTACGCACGCTCCACTTCTGACGCAGAGGAGATCCCGTTGGCTGAGATCGGATATCAGACGGACGGGACTCTGCTGTCGTGGGGGTCGCTCGTCGCGGAGACGCACGAGGAGAACCCGGACCTGCAATGGCCGCGATCGATCAACGTGTTCGATCGGATGCGTCGCGAAGACCCGCAGGTGAAGTCTGTGCTGCGGGCGGTGACTCTCCCGATCATGCGCACGGAGTGGACGCTCGATGGCGCCGGGTGTCGGGATGAGGTCATCGGGCACGTCGCGAAGGATCTCGGCGTGCCCGTGAAGGGGCGGGCGTTCGTCGCGCCGCTGCGCACCAAGGGCCGGTTCTCCATGAAGGAGCACCTGAGGCTCGCGCTGCTCGAACTCGTCTACGGTCACAGCTTTTTTGAGCAGGTGTATGACCAGTCGACGGGGCAAACGCATCTCGCGAAGCTCGCATGGCGGCCGCCGCGCACGATCTCCGACATCGAGGTCGCGCGGGACGGTGGCCTTGTTTCGGTGCAGCAGTACGGCACATCTGGCAAGCGTGACGTGCGGATTCCCGTGGACCGGCTCGTCGCGTATGTCAACGAGCGTGAGGGCGCGAACTGGGTCGGCGAGTCGCTGTTACGCGCCGCGTACAAGATGTTCGTCCTCAAGGACAGGCTGCTGCGCATCCAGGCGCTGACCGCCGAGCGCAACGGCCTCGGCCTGCCGGTGGTAACCAGCGCGGAGCCGCCGGAGACCGACTCGTTCGAAGACGCTGTGAAGTGGCTCGACGAGCAGATCAAGAACGGGCTCGCGATCGCGAAGAACGCTCGCGCCGGCGACGCTGCGGGGGTGTCGCTGCCGTACGGCGCCACGCTGAAGTTCGTCGGTGTCGACGGGAAGCTGCCCGACACGGACGGTCCGATCCGCTACTACGACGAGCAGATCGCGCGCGCGGTACTCGCGCATTTCCTGAACCTCGGCACCGAGACGGGTTCGTGGGCGCTCGGGTCGACATTCGCGAACTTCTTCACCGACTCGCTGAACGCTGTCGCGCAGCACATCGCAGAGGTCTTCAACCAACACGTGATCGAAGACCTCGTCGACAAGAACTGGGGACCGACGGAGCCGGCTCCTCGGCTGGTTCCGTCGGCGATCGGAGAGCAGCAGCAAGTCACCGCCGAAGCGATTAAGGCGCTGATCGAGGCCGGCGCGGTTGTGGTCGACGATCCGCTGCGTGCGTACATGCGGGACAAGTACGGCCTGCCGGTCGAAGACCTCGTCGGGACGGATGACGACGACGCCGCGGGCCGGGAAGTGGCACGGTCTGCCGCCGAGGTGGCGCAGAAGGTGTACCTCGCGACGGACAAGCCGCCACTGCGGCAGGAAGAAGCACGGGAGATTATCCGTCGTGCTGGCGCGGAGCTCGCCGGGGACGGCCCGGACGTGAGCCGGATCCCATCGACCGAGCCCGAGGAGGCTGCAGCATGACGACGAGCGCACCTGTACGCGACTGGTTCAAGATCCAGGCGCGCGCCGCCGATGACGAGGAGAGCTCGTCATCGGCGGACGTGTACATCTATGACGAGATCGGCGAACGCTGGTACGGAGGCGGTGTCGGGGCCCGGTCGATGGCTCAGCAGCTCGACGACCTCGACGTGGACACGATCTACCTCCATGTGAATAGCCCCGGCGGGGCGGCGTGGGACGGCATCACGATCATGAACGCGCTGCGCCGCCACAAGGCGCGCGTCGAGGTGATCGTCGACGGGCTGGCCGCGTCCGCGGCGTCGGTGATCGCGATGGCCGGCGACCACATCACCATGAACCGTGGGGCGCAGATGATGATCCACGACGCCTCTGGTGGCGCGTGGGGAAACGCCGAGCTGATGGAGGAGACGGCGGAGATCCTCCACAAGCTGTCCGACTCGATCGCCGACGTCTATGCGGCCCGTGCGGGTGAGGACCGGGCGCACTGGCGGGCACTCATGCAGGCGGAGTCCTGGTACACGGCCGAGGAAGCCGTCGACGCGGGCCTTGCCGACGAGTGGGCGGATGCCCCGTCCTCGGCGGCGGAGAACCGGGCACCGACGGCCCGGTTCGACCCAGCCGTGTTCTCTGCCGCCGCCCGGGCGAACGCGCCCCGTGTGGAGATCCCTGAACTCCCGGTCTCGTCCGAGCCGGGTGACCCCAACCGAAAGGAGAACGTCGTGGAGCACGGCGACTTCGTGGCTGGTATCCGTGAGCGGCTCGGCATGACCGACGCCGACGTCACCGACGAGGCGGTCCTGGCCGCACTCGACGAGGCACTCGCGGAACAGCCCGACATCCCGGCGGCCCCGGCTGCCACCAACGCGCTGCCCGAGGGCGCGGTCACGATCGACGCGACCGTCCTGGCCGAACTGCAGGCGAACGCCCGTCAGGGTGTAGAAGCCCGCGCTGAGCAGGACCGGGCGCGCCGTGACGGCATCGTCGCGACCGCGCTGCGTGAGGGCCGAATCACCGCGGCATCGCGGGACGCGTGGCGCGCGCACCTCGACAAGGACGAAGAGGGCGCCAGCACGCTGCTCGCCTCGCTCGCGAAGAACACCATCCCTGTCGAGGAGATCGGGCACTCCGACACCCTCACCAGCGCTGAGGACTCGCTGTACGGCAGCGTCTTCGGCTCCACCCAGAAGGAGGCCTGATCGTGGCGAAGAGCTACCTGCCCCTGTTCCGTCCCGGCGACACCGTCACCTTCGGTGTGACCACTGACGTCGCCGCAGGCCAGGTCGTGGAGGTCGGCACGGCCGACTCCTCGGTCGCGCCTGCGGCAGCCGGGTCCGAGAAGGTCGTCGGCGTCGCCGGCCACGACGCGAAGGTTGGCGACAAGCTGACCGTCGAGGTCGGCAAGCCCATCCACGAGCTCAAGGCGGTCGGCGCTGTCACGCGCGGGGACCGGCTCGAGGCAGCCGCCGGCGGAGGCGTCCGCACCCTCGCCGAGGGCACGGAGATCTTCCTCGCCCTCACGTCCGCCGCAGACGGCGCGCTCGTGCGCGCCATTCAGCTCTGAGAAAGGAGAGCACGATGCAGACTTACCCGCTCACGCCGAGCCAGCTCGCTGACGTCTCGGCGGCCGACCTGATCGCGTTCCTGAAGTCGCCGACGCTCGTCGCTCGCCGATTCGGGGAGATCCTGCAGGCGCAGCAGCTCCTCGGACTGTTCCTGATGCAGAAGCGCTTCACGATCACCGGCGGCGCCATCGGTGTCCCGATCAACGAAGTCATCCGTGCCGTGCGCGGTTCGGAGATCGTCGCTCCGGGCTCGGAGTACAAGCTCACGCCGATGTCGGCCGAGGAGTACGAGTTCTACTCGGCGATGAAGGATGGCCTCGCGACCGAGGTCACCGACGAGCAGATCGGTCGTCTCCTGCGGCAGCCGATCGATGACGCGTTCACCTTCCTGCAGACCGAGCTCGTTTTCTCGGCGAATGAGATGGCGCTCGGCGTCGTCGCATCGTCGGTCACGAACACGGTCGCCGCCGGCGCACCGTGGACGAGCGCAAAGCAGATCTACAAGGACGCGCTGCGCGTGAAGGCGCGCACTCGCCGTCAGAAGCTCGGCTACGACGTCGACACCGTGGTGCTCCCCGGGGAGCAGTACGCCGAGGTGATTCCCGAGCTGCTCGACATCCTCCCCAAGGACAGCGGTCAGGCCCTCACGGACGGGTTCCCCACCATCGCCGGGCTCACGTGGATTTCCGACGACGGCGACGACATCACGGACCCCCTGTTCGTGGACCGCCGCCGCCTCGGTGGCATCGCACGCGAGCAGATCCCCACCCCGGAGATGCGTCACGTCGGCGGCGACACCGGCGTCGAGATCGCCGCGATCCGCGAGGGGAAGGCGGAGAAGACCCGCCTGCAGGCGCGCAATGTGCACGTGCCGATCGTCACCGACCCGCTCGCCGGGTTCTACCTCACCGGAACGGAGGCACCCTGATGAGCAGCCAGCACATCGTGACCGCCGCTGCCGCGAAGGTGTCCATCGGGGGCCAGGGCGGCAATCGGGTCGCAGCGCTCCTGCGCCGCGGCGACGTCGTCCCCGAGGGCATCGCCGCGGAGCAACTCGAACGGCTCATCGAGCGCGGCCTCATCGAGCGCGTCGAGGTCGAGGACCCGCCCAGCGCTGACGAGGTCGCCGCGCTGGCCGCAGCCGAGAAGGCGGACGCTGAGAAGCGCGCCGCCGAGGAAGCCGACCGCAAGGCCGCAGCCGAGAAGGCCTCCGCTGAGGCCAAGGCCAAGGCGCCCGCGAAGACCGTGGGCGCGAAGCAGACGCCGCTGGCGTCCTGACCGGAAGGGGGGCGGTGCCGTGATCACGCACGACTTGGTCGGTGCTGATGAGGATCTTGCTCGCGAGGTCCTCATCATCGCTCGCGACATCGCCCCCTGCCTCGACTCCCTGACCGGGGAGGACGAGAAGAACGCGCTCGCGATCCTGCGACGCGTGTTCAAGTCGGCGGACAGACGCGGTGAGCGTTTCGTGAAGGGCCAGTCGATCGGCCCGGCACGCGTCGAGTACGACGTCGCTGTCCGGTCCGCTTTCGACGGCCAGCCCACCCGTGCCCTGCGGGCGTTGTGCGTCGCGAGGCCGACGGGAGGGATGCCGCGCGGCAGCTTCCCGGCGGAGCGTCCCGTCAGTCGACTGTGGCCGGAGACGTACCGATGAGCTTCCCGTTCGGGCGCACGGTGTTCCGTCTGCGCGCCTTGATGATCCCCGACCCCTACAACCCGGACGAGCTGATCCCCGGGGACTGGAACGACCCCGAGGTGCTCGCGCTCGCGGGCGCGTTCGTGGCGCACTCGTCGACGTCGATGCTCACAAACGCCACCCGCGAGCAGGCGCTCGAATCGAAGTCGCTCTACTGCGGCGGCGACCTCGACGTGCAGAAGGGCGACCGCGTCTTCGACGGCGCCTTCGACCCGCCCCTGCCCGAGGGAGCGGACAGGATCCCCGGCGGCACGACGATGACCGGCGCGACATACACGATCGACGGTATCCCGCCGGCGGCGGACACGAACCCCTGGACAGGGTGGACGCCGGATCGGGAGATCCCGCTGACCCGCGCGGTCGGCTGAGGAGAGGACAGAGGAATGGTCAGGCGCAGCGGCGAGATGGACATCGAGTTCAACGACGCCACCCTCGAAGGGATCCTCCGGCGCCCGAAGGTGGTCGAGGCAACCCGGCAGATCGCCGAGAGCGGCCTCGACGCCGCCCGAGGATCCGCGCCGGAGCTCACTGGCGACTACAAGCGGGGGCTGCGGCTGGAGCGCCGCGAGTCGCGGTACCGCACCGTGTGGCGCGTGGTGGGCCGGGACCGGAAGACGCTGCTCATCGAGTCGCGGCTCGGGATCCTCGCCCGCGCCCTGAAGTCCCTCACCCGCCGTGGCTAGGGTCACCCCGCCGGATCTGGAGCACTGGCTCACTGGGTACGTGCGCTCTTGCGCCGCATCGGACGGCCACGCGCTCACGGTGGGCAACAAGGAGCCCCAAGCGCTGCAGTTGCCGCTCGCCCGGCCCCTGATCGTCATCCGCGATGACTCCGGTGCACGCCGGGATTACCCCACGTTCGACCGGTCGGTCGGCGCGACGGTGCTGGGCGGATCCAAGCTGAACGCGAAGCCGGTCAACGACCTCGCCCGCTGGCTGCTCGCGGTGCTGATGGACGACGCGATCGTCGACGCCCCCGGCAGCCCCATCGCGTCCGTGGAGTGGGACGGGTTCAACGGCCCGTACCCCGTGGACGATCCCCTCGACGTGGCGCGCCGCTACATGACGGCGCAGTACACGGTCGTCGGCACCTGGTGACCGACGCCAACCCACCCATGAGGACCATCCGGCCGGGTGGTCCTTTTCTCTTGAAGGAGGAGAAATGGCGGCAGACGCCGAAGGCAACGACATCGGCGCGGTTGGCGTCCCGATCACCGGGTTCGCGGCCGTGCAGCTCACGGGCGGTCCGACGTTCGTGTCGAGCACGGACGGAGCGGAGACCCCCCTTGCCCTGCCCAGCGGGTATCAGAAGGTCGGCCTGTTCAAGGTCGACGGTGGCCCGCAGGAGGGTGGCGAGGCCGGTGAGGCGATCGAGTTCTTCCAGTCGGGCTACAAGCTCGCTGGGGACTCGACGATGACCATCCAGATCAACCTGGCGCAGTTCGATGAGATCGTGCGCCGCCTCACGACCGGGAAGACGCCGGACGCGAACGGGATGATCGTCGTGGACGGCCTCACCCCGGACAGCACGTTCCCGCTGTTCGTGGCGACGAAGTACAAGAACGGGTGGTCCAGGCGCCGCAACGGTTTCGCGCGGATCTCGGAGATCGAGTTTGATCAGGAGACCCGTGGCGAGGTGAACGGCCGATCGACGACGTTCGAGTGGATCTACGACGACACCATCGGCGGTTTCTTCCGTGACTGGCTCGTCCCGCCCGCCGGCGGCGTGGGGGGCGCGTCGGCGCGATTCACGACGCAGACGACCCTCGCCGGCGCGACGGACGACTGACCGTTCCCATCTGACCGGCCGGCCGGGGCGCTATCGGGTCGCCCCGGCCAGCCTTCACTCCCGAACCCGACAACCCGAGAACCCCGATGAAGGAGGCCATCATGGCTGCACGCACGACTAAGACCGCTCCGGCGGCTCCCGAGTACGACTTCGACAACTGGACGGAGGAGGACGAGGCGAAGGCGATCCTCGCCGCCGTGCCCGATGTGAGGCACATCGTCGTGGAGCGTCGCTTCATCGGCCGCTTCGCTGACGGTGACATCGTCGAGGTGCCCCTCACCCTCAGTCTCGACGATGTCGACGAGCTGCAGGCGGACTATCCGACGCCGGTGGATCAGTTCAAGGCGATCCTGCGCACCCTCGGTGGTGACGAGGCGGCGGCGAAGTTCACCGCGCACGACCTGATCGAGACGGCGATCATGGCGGAGAAGTACTTCCGCACGCTCGGCAAGGTGCAGCAGGCGGCGTTCCCGGAATCCTGAGCGTCGCCCAGACCATCCGGGAGCACCGCACTGCGGCCGCGCGCACGCTGCGCGAGACGTTCGGGGTCGGGCTCTCGGACCTGGGCGGCGCCCTGCTGTGGGGTGAGGCGAAGATCCTCATCGAGCAGGCCGCCGGAGACGGCGGCACATGGATGGGCGCGGAGCTGGCCGGGTGGGCGTACCCCGCGACCATGCCGGCGCTGCTGGGCTTGGTCGCGCAGATCGGCGACGAGCGTGCGTCGCGGCGCGTGATGCCGTGGGCGCTGAATCAGGACCGGCCGCAGGCGACGCCTGATGAGATCGCCGCAGCCGATGCGGCGCTTGAGGACGAGATCGTCTTCCAGTAGAGGGGGTGGCCATGTCCTCCGAGGTCGGTGCCGGTCACTTCAGCATCTTCCCGACGATGCCCGGGTTCCGCAGCGCCGTTGTGAAGGAGGCGCGCGGGGCGGGTGTCGCCGGCGCGAAGGGCGTCGAGGGTGGCTTCAAGGGCGTGGGCCGCAGGACCGGTCGCACCCTCGGCCGCGACATGAAGCAGTCCCTGACGACTTCCGCGGGCGACCTCGGCGCGGCGGCGCTGGGGAAGCTGAACGGCAAGGTGGCGTCCGCGTCGGCGGCGCTGTCGAAGGCGCGTCTGCGTCAGCAGGACGAGGCCGGCCGTGTGCGGGTCGCGGAGACCCGGCTGCGGGAAGCGGTCGAGAAGTCCGGGGAGGGGTCTTCGCAGGCCGTGGCCGCGGAGGAGCGGCTGGAGTCCGCCCGGCGCAAGCAGCAGACCGCGATCGACGCAGTCACCGCGGCGACGAGCCGGCTGAGGGCCGCGCAGGATGCCGCCGCGGAAGCGGCCCGGCAGATCACCACCCAGACCACGGCATCGGCCGGCGGTCTGCGGCTGATGGCGCAGAACCTGCATGCCGGGTGGACTGACGCGCGCGCGGCGACGTCGGCGTTCACCGGGATGGCCGGGTCCATCGGCGGCGTGCTGCGCGCCGTGTCCGATGTCAGCGGCCTGAGCGCGCTGGGCCGGCTGGCCCGGATGGGCGCCCTGCAGGCGTCGAAGGCGTTCACGTCGCTGGCGACGATGGTCGGCGGCGGCCTCGCGAAGGCTTGGGGTCGTACCCGGTCGTGGCTGGGCGGCATCGGCTCCACAGTCAGGGGCGCTTTCGCCCCGATGGCGCAGTACGTGTCCGCGGCCGCGACGCTCGCGTTCTCCCCGTTCCGTCGTCTCGGCTCGTCGGTAGCGACGTGGATGCGTCCGGTCACCACGCAGGTGTCGGGACTGTTCGCGAAGCTCGGGCCGATCGCCGGCCGGGGCGCGTCGCTAATGACGTCGACGTTCGGCCGCGGCCTGGCTGGGATGGCGTCCTCGGCGGGCACCGCGCTGGCGGGGCTGGCCCGGACGGTCGGGGCGGCTGCGTCGAGCATCGGGTCTGCGCTCGGATCGGGGATCAAGTCCGCCGCGACAGCGGGCGTCACCGCGGCGGCGGCCGGTATCGGTGTCGCGTTCGCGAAGGGCGTTGGCCGTCTCACGGCCATTGACACCGCCCGGGCGAAGCTGACCGGACTCGGCAACAGTGCTGACGACGTCAAGGCGATCATGGGCGATGCGCTCGCCTCGGTGAAGGGGACGAGCTTCGGGCTCGGCGAGGCTGCGACCGTCGCCGCTTCCGCCGTCGCGGCGAACATCCGCCCTGGACAGCAGCTCCAGACGCACCTGAAGCGGATCGCGAACAACGCCTCCGCGGCGGGCCTGTCGATGGAGGAGATGGGCTCCATCTTCAATCGGGCCGCGACCCAGGCCAACGGCGTCCAGAACGACGTCATCAGCCAGCTCGCGGATCGGGGCATCCCGATCTACCAGGCGCTCGCGGACCAGCTCGGCGTCACCGCCGGCGAGGTCTTCAAGATGGCCTCCGAGGGCAAGATCGACTTCGAGACGTTCTCCGCGGCCGCCGAGAAGGCAGCCGGCACCGTCGCGGAAGAGATGGGCAAGACCGTCCCCGGCGCGGCGAAGAACTTCCTCGCCGCGATGGGCCGCATCGGCGCGAACGCGCTCGAGGGCGTCTACTCCAAGATCGGCCCACTCATCGCGGCAGCGACGAACGCGCTCGGTCCCGTCGAGGAGAAGGCCAAGGCTTTCGGCGGCGTGCTGCTGCGCGTGGTCGGCCCGGCGATGGACTGGCTCACGAACCTCCTCAACTCCATCGGGGACGGCACATCCGGCCTGGCAGAGAGCTTCTCCGGCCTGTCCGGCGTTCTCGCACCCGTCGCCGCCGGCCTGGCCGCGCTCGGCTCGGGCGGGCTGGCGGCGCTGCTCACCCGGATCCCGCTGCTGGGCGGGATGCTCGGCGGACTCACCGGCCCTCTCGCCGCCCTGGGCGGGCCGTTGGGGATCGCGGCAGCCGCGCTGGCGGCATTCTTCGCCACCGGTGGGGACGCGGACGCTCTGGCGTCCGGGATCTCCGACATCATCGGGCGGATCACCTCGGCGCTGCCGGGCGTGATCGACGCGGTCACGGCCGCCGTACCGGGCATCGTCGACGGGATCCTCTCGGCAGTGCCGCAGCTGCTTGCGGCTGCGACGACGATCGTGGGTGAGTTCGTCCTCGGGCTGGTCACCGCGGTGCCGATGCTCGTCGACGGGGCGCTCGCCCTGGTCGACGGTCTCGTCGCCGGGCTGGTGGCGAACCTGCCGATAATCGTGCTCGCGGCGATCAAGCTCGTCATGACCCTCATCCAGGGAATCGTGCTCGCGCTGCCGATGCTCGTGCAGGGCGCCGTGCAGCTGGTGACCGGTCTGCTGACCGCGATCGTGAACCTGCTGCCGGTGATCATCCAGGGCGGCATCCAGCTCCTGCTGGCGCTGGTGACCGGTCTCATCGGCGCGCTGCCGATGCTGCTGGAGGCGGCTCTGCAGCTGATCACCGGGCTGCTGGGCGCGCTCATCGAGAACCTGCCGATGCTGATCCAGGCGGGCATCCAACTGCTGCTGTCCCTCGTGACGGGGCTGTTGGGCGCTCTCCCGGATCTGATCGTCGCCGCGGTGCAGATGGTGATCCAGCTCGTCGCCGGTCTGATCACGATGCTGCCGCAGTTGATCGAGGCAGGCGTGACCCTGGTGATCGCACTGATCACCGGGCTGATCTCCGCGATCCCGCAGATCCTGGAGATGCTGCCCCAGATCGTCGATGCGATCTGGAACGGCCTCGCAGACATCGACTGGGCGCAGCTGGGTAAGGACATCGTGCAGGGCCTGATCGACGGGCTCGGCTCGATGATCGGCAACCTCGGCGACATGATCGGCGACCTCGCCTCCTCGGCCTGGGACGGGTTCACGTCCTTCTTCGGGATCCAGTCCCCGTCGCGCCTGATGCGCGGCGCGGGAGTGAACCTCGTCGAAGGCGCCGTCGGCGGCGTGGAAGACGAGGAACGCGCGTTCGCGGACTCCCTGGTCACCATGGCGAAGAAGGCGTCCAAGCGCGCGCAGAGCGCGATGGGCACCGTCTCCACCGAGGTCAGCACAGCGGTCACCTCGTCCCGCCGCCTGCCGGGCGCCGGCAACGGTCCGCCACCTCCCGCGGGTGCTGGTGGGGTCACCGTGCAGCAGACATTCCAGATGGATCATATGGATCCCGAGGTGGTGATCACCTCGGCGGGTCAGCAGTTGGCGTCGGCCGCGCGTCGAGTGGGGGTGTGATGCAGGGAATCACCGAGATCCGGGCGGGTCGGGCAGTCATCCGTGGCTGCCCGACCCCCGAGCAGCCCGACGGAATCTTCATCAAGCCGCATGGCTTCCAGGGGTGGGAGGGTATCTCTGACGCCCGGCGAGAGCAGGTCGCGCGGGCGGTGGAGCACGGCGAGCATGATGTGCCCACCTACCTCGGCGCCCGCGTCGTGACGATCGACGTGTGGATCATCGCGAGCACCCTCGGGAGACTGCGCTCGTTCTCCCAGATCCTCACCGGAGTGGGAGCCGACGGCGGCCGCACGCTCGTCACGGTCGACCATCAGGAGCAGACGCTTCACGCCACCGGCCGACGCCTGATCGGCGTGGCCGAGGACCAGGGCGTCAGGTGGCGGCGCTGGCTGCGATCGTCGGGGCAACTGCAGCTCGTGTTCGCGGACCCCCGGAAGTACGGAACGGTCGAGCAATTCGCGGGCGGGGAGCCCGCGCACCAGTTCGGGAAC